CTAATAAGTCTGTGCTTTCAATGATTGCTTTTTCTAGTGCCTTATGCCTACAAAAAGTTTCAAACTCATTAATAAACCATTCATGATGATCTACTGTAACATTGGGAATAGGCTCTAGTTGTATGCCTGCTACAGCACTTACTTGTTCTGGAGTTGGAATTGAATTATGCTTTTCGCTATGGCTCTTAAAAAGTTCTACTGCTGACCTGTATTTTAAATTAAAATACTCAGGTTGCACGATGCTTTGGCACCTTGCAAACAGATCAGGCTCACTTAATAAGAATCTCAAGAACAATTCTTGTGTTTCTTCGTTGTAATTTTTTATATCGCTCATAATTTTTCTAACTCACTTATTATATATCTATAAATTTCATAATGCCCGTCTTCGTTTGGATGGTTGTCCTCTGCACTTTCAACTAGTGACCCTGTTCTACCTACAATATGGCTCATAGGTTTTGTAATGTAGGGCATTAACGTCATATCACCATGATAAGACGGAACACAAATTGAGCTCATTGCTGTGAACAAAAGTTTTATACCTTTTATTTTGCATAACTTTTCTAAGTTATTACATAATGCTAATATTTCAATTTGTCTTTGCCACTCAGGTACAATTACTGTATTATGCCATAATATATTTTTATGGAAATATACATCCTCTATAGATTCTCCTTTTTCATTAAAGAATTGTGCATCTTTTCTTGTTGTAAACCCTTGCTGTTTGAAAACTTTTATTTCTTCTTCACCTAAAATAAACCTATTAGAGACATAGTTTATATACATGCCTAGATCTTGATGAAAAAATTCTCCTCTATGCGGATTAGACAACTGACAGATTATAATATCTACTTCTTGATTTTTCTGTCCATGACGCATTGCTCTATTCATACACATACGCAATGATCTGTGTGAACTTCCTCCTGATAAAGACTCATTTTCAACATGGTATCCTCTAGACCACCCAGGTTTGTCAAAATCTTTGTCATCATGGTTATGTAGGTGCTGTGGCCAAACTTTGCCTTTTCTTTCAAATAATTCATTATGTCCATGTGAAAAACTACATCCATTTACATATACTTTCATAGCATTTTAGCCTTCACACGGGCTTTTATCTTGTTGCTAGTAGCATGTTTAATGATGCTTGATACTGTTGCCAGCCTTCCATATTTTAAAACGGCATCTGCGGCGTCTTTAATTTCTACATGCCACGGAGGAAAACTTACTTCCCAATCTAGTGCTATTGCTTGTTCTATCAAATCTTTTCCTGCATCATCTCTGTCTGGGCATAGTATAATTCTTTGCCCTAATTTTTCTATTAGTTGTGCCTGCTCTGGACCAACACTATTACCTTGTATAGATACTCCGTCTATAAGTATTGCATCGAATGTGCCTTCTGTAACAATTACAACTTCTCTTTTGCTGTCAGCAAATCTATCTACATTAAATACAAAGCCAGGTTGCATATTGTGTAAGTATTTTGCAGTTTGCTTGTTAGGTGGATTTATGTGTCTTGCTGTCCACCCTACTAAGTCACCGTTATATGAAAAGGGAACTACTAATCTTTGCTTATATAATGTTTCATCAAAATAAAGCAATGGATATAGACCGTATAGTCCCCTATCAATTGCGTACTGCTTCACTCGATGCCCATCTGGTAAGTCATCTACTGCTAAAGCATTTTCGGGTAAGTCTACTTTATTAAATTTAGACAAAGAGTAAACGTATTCTGTAGTATCTTCTTGCTCTAACAATTCTTGATGTTTAAGCAATTCTACTTGTAACTTATGTAGTTCAGTTTGATCTACGCCTAGTGTTGTTACTAGTTCTTTAAATTTGCCACCTAAGTGAGGATTTGGTGCCCATCCTGTTTTATATCCGCAGTTAAAACAATTAAAAGATATTTTAGCACCACTAGTTATAATGCCGCCTCTTTTTCTATTATCACTACACATAGGACAGTTCAATGTTGTCCAACCACTAGGAGTTCTACTTGTATTAACAGGTAAATGATCGAAGACAAGTCGATGCACTTGTTCTACTAGTGAGTCTATATCCATAAGTTTATTATACAGGATATATCTAATATGTCAAGTTAATTTCTTAAAAGAATTTGAGTTACTGATCCGGAAGTTGGGTATGTTAAGCATCTAATCCAATTTGCATTAATTGTAAATGTTTGGTGATTTAGATTACTAGTGGCCGCAAATGCAATATTAGATATATTGAACCAATCATTACTAGCATCATCTGGACTAGGTGCATTTTCTAAAATACTACCTTGTATCAAAACATTACCTGTAAATGTTGATGGATAAATTGCTACAGAGTGCCTTGCATCCTGGAAGTTTCTGTCTTGGTTACCATACATAGCACTACTTGTAAAAATATTTGCACTATCACCTAGCATTGTATTTGCAACCTGTGTAAATACACTGGATACCTGTGTAGCAGTTGGTTCTATCACACCATCTGCAAGTATCTCTACATCCATAGCCACACCGTGATCTTGATTTGAGTAGACCGGCATGTTTTTAGTTTCTGCAGAATCTTTTGTAAGATACATTTTATATAATCCAGGATCTATGTTAGTAAGATCTCCTTCATTTAAAAATAATTTTATTATGCCAATGCTATTAGTATCTTCACATCTTCTTGTTAGCATTCTCTTTTTAGTTGTTGGATTGTATATATGTGCCCATAGAGTTTCACTAAAAACATTTTGTAGTTTTCTATCTCTATTGCGTATATTAAAAGTAATTTCGTTACTAAATCCTTTATGTACTCGTTGTTTTCTATTGTTCATAGGCCTATTGTCCAAATAAAGAGAGTCGGTTGTAACCACTAAATCTACTGGGTCGTCGTATAAATATAATCTGTGATCTCCATCGCTCATGTTTTTTATAACCTTTATGTATTAGTATTTATCTTTCGAGATGGTAAATATCAATATGCAAAACAAGTATCAAGAAAAGTTTCCGTTCATCACTGGCCTAAAGTATGGCGAAACAGAACATTTTGGTATTGTTGTAAATTATGATAATTCTATAATTACATTTTATGACATATCAAAAATTAAAAACCTAGGTGACACTAAAATACTTTTAGAACTTGGCGACACATGGTGGTGGGAGTCAAATCGTATGATGCCCATAGATGTATTTTTGCATCATGAAATGAAATCATTTCGTCCTTATCTAACAACCTTTATTATGAAAGATGTTACTCACATGTTTGGGCCAATGACAACTCTTCAAAATCTTTTAAAGAAAAGAATTAAGCGAAGAGGAATACAGTTAATTAGGAAGTCTGATTAAGATTTTCTAGAATCGAATTTAATTGAACAATAATTGCTAAAGCATACCCCATTGCGTGGCTTTGCTTAAAAAAGTAATCGTCTGTTTTTATCCAAACTTCTTTTTCAATATCCTTCCAATCCTTTCCAACCAAGTATCTTTTACCTGGTCGTATCATTGCAAGTATCATTGCTAATTGTTCTATGTTTTTAGGTTGGTGCTGTTTTACTATTTCAAAGTGTTTTGCAATATGAAATAGTTGTTCAACTATTTCTTTGTGCCCAAACAGTTCCCACATTGGTTCTGTTGCAATAAGGCTGTCTAGGTGCTCTTCATCTTTAATATCTTTGTATATATGATTATTTAAAAAGTCTACTTTGAACCAACCTTCTTGTTCTGCTTGTTTGTGATCTATTGTGCTGTAGCCTTCTAAGGGAAACTTAGGAATGTTTTGAAAGTAGACACCAGTATTATGTTTAGTAAATGTGCCATCTTTTTCAATACTAGCAGGCGTATGATTAACTAACTTTAAAAAGTCATCTCTGTTAGCCATATCAATGTCTACATCAAAATCAATTTTCACTGAACAATAAACTCCATTTGATTAGTTTTTCTTTTTTAATTTTCATACGTTCTTGTATTTGCTCGTCACTTACTAATCCGTTATTTTTTAAAATATCTATCATACACATTACATCGCCTATTTCATCTTGCAAGTTTGAGAGATCGGTTGGGCATTGATCTTTTTCAAAACGTATAATTTTACTACATGCTTGGCTAAGTTCTGCACACTCTTCCATTGTGATAACTAGCATTTCTTGTTTTCTATTCACTATTCTTCCTTAACAAAGATTCCATCTACCATTTTGCCTTTGCGATCTTTTATATCCTCATAAGCAACACCTAAACATTCTTCTAATGTAGTGCCTTCTCTTTCAGCAATGTTAATTAGAATAACGAGACAATCACCAATGTCGTCTTTTACATCTTCTCCTTTACATACACTATCTGAAAGTTCTCCAACTTCTTGTATTAATTTTAATACTTGGTCTTTACTAGTTGCACCATCAATTAAGTTTCTATCATGATGCCATTGCGATGTTTTTTCAATTAAGTCCTTCATTCTATCTCCTATAATCTTGCTACTTGGCAAGTCTTTTTAATTTCTGCTACTTCTTCTTTGTTGGCTAAAAATACTTTCATCCAAAATTTAGAATCTATTATATCTTTTATCATTTCTACTTGCTCAGAACTAAAACGTCTAAACAAGTCATTTCCGGAGTCACTCAAATACATAACCCATGGTGACACTTTTGCTGAACGTATATCATGAACTGCTCTTGGTGTAGATACTTCTTTAAAATATTCACTATAATCTTTATTGTGATCCTTTGCCCATTCAGACAAATACATTATTGTTCTTTCTAATGCTTTTAATCCTGGCTCTTTTTTAACATATAATAATAAAAACTCATCATACATTTTATCTTTATGCCAATCTGCTAGTTTCTTTCCGTTCTTAATTAACCATTTTGCAAATTCTTCTGGTTGTAAATATTCGTTCCTAATGCAACTTCTTCCAAACTTAGTAAAGCCTTCGTAGTATTGACTTCTAATAAAATCTTCTTGTGACTTTGCCTTACTTGCTGTTGTATTCAACTCATAAAACATTTGAAATACTCTATACCCTAGCCTAGTATGTGTCAAATCTTTGTCTGCATATCTTCTTTTCTTTAC